TTCCGTTATGAGATCAATGCCCAGGGTAAGCGCACGATCAGGATCGATGATGAAAATCGAGCTAGACTTCCGTCAATCGATAACGTTGAGATTCTTGACGCCATCAAAATAAATGTGATCAGCGATACTCAATTCCTGGCTGCCCAGGTTCGAGTCGGGTATCAGAAGAGCTTCGAGTCGGGAAAGTTTCTCACGACCTTGAACAACACGTATTATCAAGATGTGGTGGAGAATTTCAGAACGCGCCAGGAAGTCAGGTTTGATACCTGGCTCACGACTTTGGTCTCAGCACAGACGAGGGCTACAGCTCTGGCGCTGAAATACAATAGCCTGATCGAGACCTGTGAAGTAACGCTTATGGGCGAACAGTACCTAACTCTGAGAATCTTCGACGTTATGCCGATCGCCATAACCCCAGATCCGATTGATCTCGACACGGCTGAAAGTGAAGGCCGCACCTACTACGGAGTCCAGCATTGCAAAATCATCGCGATTTCTCCCGACTTCAAGCGGCGAGTGAATAAAGTCAAAGTCGAACTGTTGGGGCCAATAACTCCAAGCTTCGTGAAACTGATCGTAGCGGCTGATGGAGTGACGAGAATTATTTCCGCTTCTGGGCTTTTGATTCGATCTGGAGGTCAATAATATGGCAATAGCAACAATGAAGGTAGACGGCGGTCTACCGGTTTCGACAGTCCAGGCAGCCGACGTTGTTCTTGGTTTGCGAGGTAGGAATCAAGACCTAAGCATCGATATTTACGCCGCGATTCTCGACATGATCAAAGAACACGCAGAGACCAAAAAATATGGCCTAGCGGCTTCCGTTTCTGGAAACGCGCTCACAATTTCGTTGAAGAAATCGGACGGCACTACAAACCCTGGAACAGGAAACGACGCTCTTTGGTTTAGGTTCAGATCTTCAACGTTGACCTCTGGCGGCGTCAATTTCAGATCTGTAACGACAGCTCTTTCGCTTGTGATTTCATCGGGGTCGACGCTCGGCCATTTGGCCAGCAAGAACGAACGAATTTACGTCTATTTGATCGACAATGCGGGGACTCTCGAATTAGCTGCCAGTTCGTCGAAAATCTGGGACGAGGACAGGCTTCAGTCCACTACGGCAGAAGGTGGGGCGGGCGCAGCCGACTCGAGAATTCTGCTTTATTCCACGACAGCCAGAAGCAATGTACCTGTCCTTTTGATTGGCTTTATCGAAATCACCGAAACAACTCCGGGAACCTGGGCGTCAAATCCAACCAAGATTTACATCGAAAAAGACGTCAAGCAAGACGTTGAATACCTTTACAATTCCCAGGCTTCGGCAAACACAAACGATACGACGAGTTTCGCATCAGGAGCGGACGGGACTGCGATTCTTTCCCACACCCAAGCCACAACTTTGGATGTGAAACCGTCCTACTTTAATCCAACAACCGACACGATCGAGTTTCAATTCCGAGACAAAACGAGCGGCTATTGGGTTTCAGCGAATTTAGCCGGTGACAACGGAGTTCAAGCGACGATGTATTGTTGCTACGGTGGGTCTTCAAACAACTTTAACTCAGCATCTAGAGAAGGTTGCGGTTTTGGGCCAAGTAGCGTCGCTGGTCAAATCAAAGTGTTTTGGAATGCTGAAGCGTACACAATCTCGGCTGTTGGTTCCAGAAGTTGGGCGACCGTCCATTCAACTTATTTCGACAATTGGCGAATAAAAATCACACACAAATAGGAGCAAGCTAAATGACGTTTGAACAGGTTTTCAATTTCGTTGGGGGTCCAGTTTTGGGCATTTTGACTGCTATCGTCGCGGTTCAATTTTGGGCGATCAAGATGGCCAAAAAGGAAGGGGCAAAAGAAGAGCGAGATTCGAAGAATAAAGAATCTCTCGATGCCGCCCATTCTAAAATTAGGGGGGAGATCATGCCAAGAATCGAAGAACTCGAAAAGAGTCACAGCCAGACGGCTGTGAGGCTCGAAAATTTCGAGGCGTCACAATCCGAGATGAAAGAAGGGATCAAACAGATTCTAGAAACGTCGCAAGTAACTCAGAACATGGTTTCCGCGATGCGAGGCGAAATGAAAGGTCGTTCGGAAGCTCAAAGGGTAGGGATATGATCAAACAAACGAATCCAAGGCTTTCGCCTGAGATGAATCACTTTGCCTGCGCTTTCGATTGCGCAGCATATTTCCGAGAGGCCTACCAAGGGAAGCCCTGGATGACGGAGGAACTTCAAACCGCATGGAACGACGCGATCAAAAGCGGAATCATTTCTGGTGATCTCAACCATAACGGACAATTAGGGGACATCGCCGAGGAGCTAGTCATTCAGGACTGGCAAAAGCTCGTCGATTTCCTTGGATGTAACCTGAAATTTCTCCGCAGAGATAAACCGGGAACAGCCGATCCCGAAAACTTCGTCATTGCCGAATGGTTCAATCCTCGAACAAATTTTCACCACTTCGTCATCGGAGAAAAAAGACCGGTCGAATGGGACCCCATTGATGACGGGTCTGTCACAGTCCGCGAAGGATACTGTTTGAGTATCCGAATTTTCGAGAAGCTTTAAAACGGTTCCTCGGCCGTTTCCGAGGAAAAGGAAATCGTATGGACATTACGCAGCTTATCGGATCTATCCCTGTTGTCTTGACGCTGATCGTTGTTCAGCTCATCAAGGCAATGGACAAGAAGGACACCTTCGAAAGGTTTTATCCGTGGGTGGCTATTCTCGTCGGGCTCATCGTCGGGTATCTCTTCACTCAAAATCCTTTGGACTGGTGGAAGGGCGTTCAAGACGGGTTTCAAACCGCAGCGTTCGCCGCTCTCGTTTGGGTCTTCAAGAAAGCGATCGGCATTCGTTTGCCTGGAGATCCAGGGCAAGACACTAATATTCCACCAAAGAGCAAATCATGAAACCCTCACATCTTTGGGCAAAGATTGTCGGCTTTCTGGCCTTTGTTGCCGCTACGGTCTTGGGAGGATTCGCCCTCACAAAAGCCTGGGCTGGCAAGTCCGAATTCGGCAAAGTCCAATCCCCAACGCCTTGGATTCGTGACCCGGAAAATCCTTCTAAGATTCACGTTTTTCCATCAGGCGGAAAGGTCCCCATTCCAGTCTCGTTACCGGTCGGAATCAACGCCTCGCAGGTCAGAGCTGTGGAATACAAATCGCCGGGAACTCCGGCCACAGTGGAGGTAAACCATGTTCCGATTGATCGTCGCGCTCCTGTTGATCCTGGGCGGGTTTAGCGTCCACATTCACGCCTCGGAGCCGTACAAACCCCTGACGATCCAGGAAGCCGTTACCTATGTCCAGACGTTGACGCAAGATCAATTGGCGGCTCAGATCGTCAAGCTCGACCGGATCGAGCATGAGGTTCCGATCGTAGAATTTCCCGCGATGATCGCCGGAACAACGGTCGACGGCAAAGTCTGGATCTCTTGGGCCGATCCTGGAAAACTAAAACTATCGATCGCCGACGGCGCACTACTCTATGATTTAGAATTGCCGAAACAAGTGTTTGAAGGACTCGCCAAGCCTCCGGACTCGTTGGCCGTTTTTTTTGCCATTGGTACGGCTGCGTTAGTTGCTTCGACTGGAACTATGATCGGATCTGAAAAGCCAGTTCTCGCTATCCCCATTTCATCACTTTTAGCAATTGGGTCGGGATGGATGATCTACGAACTGACGCGATGACTAGGGCCTCCGAGTGGAGGCCTTTTTTTAACAATCAACGAAATAGTCAACAAATCGGAGATTTGAAAACAATTAAATCGTTGATGTATAAACAATTATATCGATAATCGTTACGCACTCGTAATGCGTAGGTCAGCGGTTCAATTCCGCTCATCGGCTAGCACTACAAGGGACTTTAATGGACATCTAATCCGTTACAGTCCCTTTTTCTTTGACTTTCCAAAACCAAAACGACAGTTTTTCATTTCATCCAATCAACAAATCGTCAACATATTGTTGACTGCTTTTTACCTCTCGCCTAGGCTTTGAGCATGGATTGGGATGAGAAAGACGTCAAGACGTGGAAAAGGAAGGACGCCGGCGGCGTTTACTATGTTCGAATTCCTGGCCGAGTTGGTTGGTCGTCCTCTGGAGAAACAACCAAGCGTAAGGCCGTCGAGTGGGCGCTCGATCAGGCTCACGGCGGTATTCATCCAGGGATGTCGCTTCAAGAGTATGCAAGGAATTTCTTCATTCCCGGAAAGTGTCCATTCATTCGGCTTCGGGAAGAATCCGAGGGAAAGCGACAGCCCAAGACGTGGCGAACCTATCGGCAGCTTTTAGCCGATTACATCCTCCCTACCTGGGGACACTTCATCATTCCCGCAATTCGGCCGAGGCCGGTTTTCGACTGGCTGTCGAAAATCAAGAGCATCAAGAAAAAACATCGGTTTCTTTCTCCGGCTCAGAGAAAAAAGCTTTTGTTGACATTCGTCCTGGTTTTTGACCAGGCTGTTTTCGACGGCGCGATCGAGCTCAACAGCTTGCGGACCATTCCAAAACTTTCTGCAAATTCTAAACCCCGACGGATTTTTCTGAAGTCAGAACTCGTGAAAATGTTTCCAGAGAGCGAAAGCGAACTGATCGAGATCTGGGGCTCTCTGAAATGGGCTGTCTTTTTCCTGATTATCTACGAAACAGGCTTGCGTCCGCAGGAAGTCGTCGCGCTCATGATCGAAAAGTATCATCCACAGCTCGGAGGCTTTGCGGTGGTCGGTGCCGTCGACGACAAGGCCGAACTCAAGGGATTGAAGACAGAAGGGCGAGGCGTTAAGGTCAAGGCTGCGCTCATAACCAAAAGAACAGAAGGGCTCCTATTGAAGCTCAAACCACCTGGTTCGAAGGGCTTGGTCTTTATCGCAAGAGATCGGGGACCGCATCGAGTCTCAGCAGTTGGTCAAAAGTTTTGCAGGGTTTTGGACAGAATTGACGCCGATGGGAATTCATGGGCCACACGACGAGGGAAAGCACGGAGCGCTATGACCATCCTGAAGAGCTTGAGGTCTTGCTCCGGGTCCAGGATAAACGAGCCGAGTTGGAAAAGTTGTGGAGCGTCAGCTCCGAAGACGATCACTCCCCAAACGAATCTTCTTGAGGAGATTATCGAGCTGGCGGGACTCGCCTTTGTCCTCAACTCCGCGAAGATAAACCGTCTCACCGTTGGCCCTGATGGTGTAGATTTCCTTGAGCGTGTCTATCAGAAACTTTTTCTCGGCTGCGGGAAGGGCTACAAGCTTCAGTATCTCGACGCCATCGATTTTTACCGAAGACCCTGAGACCTCGAGCTTAACGTCGGCTCTGATCTTAACCTGTTGTAATCCGGCGGATTTGATTTTTTCCTGAATGGTCCTGAAGCTCTCACGAGCCACGAGCTTGAAGGCCTCGTCACCGAAACTTTTTTTCGCCTTGTCGAGGAGACGAAGGTTCGAGAGATTCCCGTCTTCTTTGAAACCCGCTTTTTTCAGCTTAGGCCGGTCGACGATCCATGACTCACCCATGCGGGCATACATCCAAACCGTTTGGTAGGCAATTCCAACTCGGTCCTCTGACTTGAGCGCGTATTCCTTAAACGTTCGGAATCCCGCCTCTCGATAGAGTTCTTCGCGCATAATCTTTGCTAGTGCCACACAGACGGCCAATGATGCCGACCTGACGGCGGCTTCGGTCTTTTTGATGCCTTCCTCGATCGACGCAAGGGAAGCCCCGCTGAGGAACTGGAAATCGACTTCTGGTCGGATGGTGAGGGCGTAGGGATCTGTCAGGGGTTTGTTTTCCATGCCTACATTTTCGGCACGCAATGGGTCAAACTACAGCGTGGGATTTCTGAGGTTGCGCCAGAGACTCATTGTGGGCCATCTTGACGGCAGCTTGCCAGAGTCGAAACTTTGTTCCGGGAATCTTTCGCCAAGGTCTTTTGTCCTTGAGATAGGTTTTCCAGTCGAGTTCATATTCCGGCGGTACGTTCCCGTGTTTGTCGAAAAAGGATTGCAGTTCAGCATAGAATGCATCGCTCTTGTCCAGTTCGGCGCAAAGACGTTCAAAAGCCTGTCGTTTTAGATTTGGTTTGGGCATGATGGTCTCCTCAAAGTCCAAAGATAAGGCCGAGCTGAAAATCGAAAGAAAGGGTTGATCTCAGATAGAAGTTATCGAAAAAAACGAAAGGATTGAATTTTGCAGACGATCCTATCCAGAAACCGAAGTTTTTCCCAGTTTCCATAATGAAAGAGGCTTCGGAAAAAGCGCCTAGACTGAATGAGGAAAATGATCGACTGATTTTTACAATGGAAAGATCGGGACCGATCGATAGAACCAAACGAGAATCATTTTCGAAAGGGAAACGGTTTATTTTTTGTTCGAATTTGAAACCGAATCCAGTTGTCAGGATCAAGTCCCAGGTTTCCGCACTAATGGGAGTTTGGTCCTGTTCATAATAGGCTTGAGTCGGAAATGAAACCCACAATGGAATTTCGAAATCCTGAAAACAGAGTTCTGCGACCACGTGGTTCGAAAATATCGACAGGACTTTATTGTTGCCTTGGATCTGATGGAAATCGTCTAAACCCCACCCTGACAAAACCGTGAAATCGTTAGAAAACGAAAGTGAGGAAGTCAGAATCAGAATTGATAGAACGATAAATTTCTTGAGCATTTCGAAAATCATAACCGTATGATCTCAAATAATCAACCGTTATTCAGGTGTCAAGTAAAATTACAATCGGTGTAAACTTTATTGCAATTGCATATATTTTTGCATGTTCTAAAATTTAGTGGGGTTCACCCAGATTTTGAACGATCTTTGATCGATTCACTAACCTTCTGGATTTTGAAGTCGACGAAGTCTGAAACCTCTTTGAGATGATCTGACGGAAGTACCTGGAGTTTACTGATTAGAGAGCGATTTTCTGTGAACCAAGGATCATCTGAAGACATATCCTCCAAACTTTCTACTGTTGTCTTAAGTGCCTTCGCTATCAAGACCGAATGACGCGATCTCGGACTTACGCCGGTCCGTCGCCAACTTGATACCGTGGTCTCAGATACTTCGAGCCGTCCAGCAAGCCATCGATAGCTCGTGTTTTGTTCAGTGACCAATCGGTCAACATTTTCCCAGAAACTCATATTCGTTATATCGGCCTCAATACTACGTAAATCCGTAAAAAAGTCATTGACAACTACGTGTATGAGGTTTAATCTTCAATTAACTACGTAAATACGTAGTTTGGAAGGGGAAATGATCACCAATCAGGATGAGACAAACAAAACAGTTGAAACGCCGCTTCGGATCGATGCTCCGATGTCAGCAGAGGAAAAGGTGTTTTTTAAGCGGTTCATCAAGGAGACCGGTAAGTCTCAGGGCCCTTGGACGAAATTCTTGATTTTCAAAGCGATGAAGGAGGAAAACTATGTGCTCCAGCCCGTCGACGAAAAGTCTTGAGCTTGTGATCGGTTCGAAAGTCGTGTGGATCGGCTGTGATCCGGCGAGCGATACCGACGCGATTTTTCCCGGAGTCGAGTACACGGTCGTTAAACTCCGTGGACATTTCCCCATTCAAGAGATGATGCTCGTCGATCCCGACGGGATCACTGTCGAGTCTCTGATGGGGCCTTGGTGGTCGTTCACTTCCGACGATTTCAGCCTCGTTGCCGAGGTCAGATCATGAGCGGGCGTCTAGTTGTTGGTCAGCTCGTGCAATGTATTGGGAAGGAATCTTCTCACTACAAGGGGCCAGTGAAGAACGGAACGATCACTACGGTTATTTCGACGCTAGAGATTCCGTTGATTGTTCACCTGGCCAATCGCGACCTTTATTCCAATTATTTTGTCAAAGTCTTTGCTGATCCAGGTAGCCTTTTTCTCGATTGCATATGGGCTCCCATAGATCCCAACAAACTCCCAAAAGAAGTCACACGCCACAAGCGCCGTTCTCTGATCTGGCGAATCTTCGAGGCAATGCGATGAGCGAAGAATCCCTTGCCATCCTCGAACGCCTGGAACGCATCGAGGCCGTTCTCGATGTGCCGAAAAACATCGGTATCGATTGGCTCGCCGCCAAGCTCGGCGTCTCGGATTCCTATCTCAGAAATCATCGTTACTTGCTCCCGAATCACGGAATTTCTGATGTTCCGGGGCGCTGGCTCTGGGACTTCGATCTCGCGATCGAGTGGATCAAAACCCCGCTACGTACTCGTGAGCTTCAATGGCTCCAGATGGGCACAGCGGCCAAACGACAGATCATGAAGGCATGGAAATCATGAGCATACCGATTTTACTTGAGCTTCCCGAGGAACTCTACGAACGAGTTTGGGCTGCGCGAAAACCGCGCTTCGATAAGTCCGTGCCAGAGATCATCATCCGAGCTGTACGCAGAGGCCTCGATGTCCGAACGCCTGAGTCCGATTTTCTCGACCGAGTTCAGTTCATAGACGACGGACAGGTGGTAAATCGGTGAGCGCGTTCGCCTGGCGTTTCACACGTGAGGATTGTCCGGACTGGATTTTTGCGGACCGGAGAAACGTTCCGCCCATCAGGGAAGTAACGCCGATGATCCTGCCAGATCACTGGTTCTTCGCTGACGAGGCCCTACGACTCTGGGACATCACCGAAAAACAGCTTGCGGAATTGATCGATGAAAAAAAGGTGCGCGTCAGCTATGCCAACGGGGTAAAGATCGTGCGCATGAGGAGGGTTGCGACTCCACAGAAAAAAACTGAGAAGAAATTCGCCGAACCACCGAAAGCCGCCGCGCCGGAATCGAGTGTCTGCCAGCTTGCCCCCGACGAGATCACGTCAGAGGAAGCGCACGAAATCACGAAGTTAGGTGTGGCGTATCTCTTGAAGCTCGTCCGACAAGGCCGGATTAAAGGCGAAAAACGACTCGTCAGAGGAAAGCGCCGAAGTTTCCCGAGGTGGGTACTCAGTCGCTCAGACGTCGAAGCCTACCACGGAGCCCGACAGTGAAAATTATTTTCGTCCTGATATTCGCCTTCGTCGGTGTCCAGCTCTACGCGCCTCCGGCGAAAATCGAGGCGCCTCGAGAACGGCTTCCAGAATCGGCCGATCGGTATCTCATCAACCCGAAGTATTTCCGCATCGTCATGGAGGAAGCCGCAGCGGCTCACATTCTCCTCGACGTCGCTACTGGTTTGATGTGGAGCGAATCCGGTAACGCGAGTAGGTTCTGTGTCGGCATCTCCGGCGATGAGGGTAAGTTTCAGCTAAACCCACGCTATCACGATTGGATGGTGCAGGAGTTCAACGACGGCCAGGATTTCGACCCGTTTGACCTCAGAGCCAACGCTCACGTGGGGATGCGTTATCTGGCCTACTGTCTGAAAATCACTAAGACCCTACGAGGCGCAGTTGAAGCCTACAAGGCCGGGCCTTCCGGATGGGCTCGTGGTGTATCGGCTTCAACGGCTTACTCGGCACGAATGGTCATGGATATGGAGCAGTGAGATGATTTATAAGACCGTAATTTTAGTATTTTTTTCCATCGTCGCATTTATTTACCTGATGTTTTCTTTTGTTTTTCAGGATCTCAATGCGGCTCACTGGACAGAAATCGAACGTGGAAATTTCGCAATTGTCGCAGGAATAATAGGCATCTTTTTTTCTGTGATGATCATATGCGCCTTGGAGGAAAAAAAATGACAATCAAGCAACGAACCTCAAAGGAAGTCCGTAGGGATATTCGAGAGTTGCGGCGCCAACGCGAGTCCCTGATCAACCGCTGGTGCTTCGTCATCGTCGCTGTAGTTTTGGTTCAATTCTTTATTCCGAGCCTTTGGGAACTCTCCCTCGGGCGCGTGTTGATAACGATTCTCGCTGGCGTTCTGAGCTGGTTCGGATTCCCGCTTTTTTCCAGGAGACCGAGATGAGCGAAATGAAGTTTTCGGACGGTTGGATTCTCCTATCCAATCCGGTCGAATATGAGGCAGAACTTCAAATAAATGGTGCTATTGTGCCTCGGTCAGCCGCGCGTTCGTCTGAAATCGGCGCTCATCGCGCAATAGATATTCCGTTGCCAAAGTCAGACAAGCCTCCACGTTTATTCATTGACGGCATCGTTGTCACCCCACTATCTATAAAAGTAATACGGCGCGTTCCACCACCAAAAAGCGAGATTCATCTCTCATTCGACTCTAGTGTTTTAGCCTCAGCAATCAAATCAGCCCTCAAAGCAACAGAACGACTGTCCAACGTTGCTGGCTCACTCAAAGGCGAATTCGAAGTCATCGAAGACCAAAAACTTTTGGAAGATAAGTCATGACCGGCGCGGAACGCATAGCCGCCGAACGTCAGCGCCAGATCCAAAAAGAGGGCTGGACCTCCGAAAACGATGACCGCTACAAAAACGGCGAACTCCTCAGAGCTGCGATCTGTTATTTGAACAACGATCCGACTGGCTGGCCTTGGGATCCGTCATGGTGGAAGCCTTCGACGCCTATCAGGAATTTGGAAAAAGCCGGGGCGTTGATCGCCGCTGAAATCGATCGCAAACAAAGGAGTCTCGTATGATCTCGACAATCAAGAAATTCAAAATCGGAGTGAAGAACTACAGCTATCAGGTTGATTTCGAACAGCACGACGAAAAGACCCTGAAGGGCGAATACTTGACCCTGCGCTCGAACAACAGCCCGAGACCGGCGTTGCTTTCGAATGCACAGCGTGTCGTGAATCTTGCTATTCAATACTGTGGTCTCCAGGGACTCATCACCGAACAGAATAACCTCTCGGCGCGTGTCGGCATCGGTTTGGCATCGATCACCTGGAGCGACGGCGATGAACCCGGTAGCAGACTCGAGGTCTATGTCACCTCGATATACAAGAGGAAAAACAGCGCGGAATCGTGCGAGTCAAAAATCACGCTTCCCAAAATCAATGATCGTGAAGAGATGGAAAACATCGGCAAGGGAGAGGACCGAATTTCCCAACCCGTACCGGGAAGCCTGAAGAATGCCTACAACGAAGCCGTCAAGCTTCTCATCGATCAGGTCAAGGCTTTTGCTGAAGGCGAAGTCGAACAGGGGGATCTCTTCAGGACATCCGAACTCGTGGCGGCGCGATCGTGAAACGCGTCTTCATGGTTTCGGAAAACCAAGTCAAGAAGGATTGCCTCGAGTACCTAAAGCTCATGGGCTTTAAACTCTACTGGCGGCAGAATACCGGCGGAGCGAAGTACACAACGAAGGCCGGTAAAAACCATTTCGTAAGGTTCGGATTCCGTGGTATCTCGGACATCCTCGCAGTTCTCCCACCTAACGGTAGATTCCTTGCAGTCGAGACCAAGCGAATCGACAACGACGCCAGTGACGATCAACGGGATTTCATGCGTGACGTCGAAGGGGTGGGCGGTATTGCCGTCCTCGCCTACAGCGTCGACGACCTCGACGCGCGACTACGGAAGGAAGGATACGTGAAATGACAGGAATCGTCAGACTCTACGCACAGACTCGCAGGGGCCCTCGCATTGATCAAGAATACGCAGCCAAGTTCAGTTCACTTCAAGAGGTGGCCTTCTGCGAAAACCAGATGAACATCGGGCTTGACCGCTCTGAACACATCCTCATCGAGGCCCCGGTCGGACCTGAAGTCGTGGAAGAAATCGAGACCGAGAAGCCGAGCGGGTACTATTTTGTGCCGAGTTTGTTTGGAGATGAAAATCTGTGAGATACCTTTCGGTCTGTTCGGGGATCGAGGCCGCAAGTGTCGCATGGCATCCCTTGGGATGGGACGCTAAAGCTTTCAGCGAGATCGAGCCGTTTCCCTCGGCGGTGCTAACGCATCGATTTCCTGACGTACCGAATCTCGGTGACATGACCAAATATAAGGGGTGGAATCTTGGAGCAATTGACCTTCTTGTTGGAGGAACTCCCTGCCAATCCTTCAGCGTCGCAGGCCTCAGAAAAGGCATGGACGATCCGCGCGGTAACTTGGCTCTCGTCTTTCTTGGAATTCTTGAGCGTTTTAAGCCCCGTTGGATGGTCTGGGAAAACGTCCCAGGAGTCTTGTCGTCGAACAAAGGACGGGATTTTGGTGCCTTTCTCGGGGCGTTGGCAGAACTCGGGTATGGGTGGGCCTATCGAGTCCTGGACGCTCAATTCTTCGGAGTTCCACAGCGTCGGCGTCGCGTCTTCGTTATCGGATATTTTGGAGACTGGCGACGTGCCGCAGCGGTACTTTTTGAGCGCTACAGCGTGTCGGGGTATCCTGCGCCGAGCCGAAAAGCGGGGGAAGAAATTGCCGGAACAATTGGAAGCCGCTCTTCGGCAGGTGGTGGACTTGGAACCGACTTCGATTTAGCAGGCGGTCTTCAGGTCCATGACATGAGAGGAAATGGCGATGGTGAAACTGTCAATGCTTTAGCTGGAGATCATGCGGGAAGGCCAACTGATTACTCACCGGTGATTTCGAAAGCTGTGAATGCTAAAGGCGGTTCGGGCCGCATGGATTACTAGAGTGAGACGATGGTAGTAGCACCACTTCGGACTAAACCATATGCCGACAATGCGAGCCATGAGAGCCATGAGAGCCATGAGAGCCAACTTGTAACCCACTCATTAACTAAACGATACGACTCAAGTGAGGACGGAACAGGGCGAGACGTGCCGTTAACGATGGCATTCGACACAAAAGCATCGGGCCGCAATGGATTCGGTGTCGGTGACCATTCTCCTACGCTTCGAGCAATGAACGGGAAACGTCTAAACGGCGGTGGTCAGATTGGAGTCTTCCAACAAAACAGCCGAAGCGAAGTCAGATTCATCGATGGAGACGGCCAGATCACTGGCTCTGTAACCTCTGAGCCGGGAGCGCAACAACAGAATTATCTCGCTGGCCACGGAGTGCGCCGCCTCACGCCCCGTGAATGCGAACGACTGCAGGGATTCCCTGACGATTGGACCCTTATTCCATGGCGAGGAAAAATGGCACCAGACGGACCTCGCTACAAAGCAATCGGGAACTCGATGGCTGTTCCCGTCATGCGCTGGATCGGCGAGAGAATCGCCACGATTGAGGCGATCCTATGACCCTCCGCTGGCATCAAGCCCGAATGAATCAGGTGTGCGACGAAATTCTGCGAGGCGCACACATTCGGAGAATCATTCTTTCAGTCACGCCTGGCGGTGGCAAGTCTGGTCACCCGGTCATTCTCGCTCAACGTCTTTTGCCTCACATCGCAGAAAAACTTCTATGGATCGCTCCGCGGAACGCCTTGAAATATCAGGGCGAAGCCGAGTTCACGGATCCACGTTGGCAGACGAGCCGACGACTCCGAGCCTGTCATGGCAACGACGAACACGCAGACCGGGGAACCGACGGCTATCTGACGACGTTTCAAGCCGTTGGGATGAAACCCGATGGACACCTTCAGTACATGAGGCGTCACCCGACGATCTTGTTTCTTGATGAAGTGCATCACATCAGCGAAGACTCGGCCTGGGCGGCAGCGTTCAAGCCCATGATCGAAGCCGCAGAGCTGACGGTATTCGCGACAGGAACGCTTGCACGTGGTGACGGTCAGGCGATCGCCGGCCTGGATTACGTCGATTCAATGGTCGACCTCCGAGACACCGAACACACTCGAGTGATTCGCTACGGCCGTAAGCAAGCAATTGCCGACGGAACCATTCTTCAAGTCGAACCCCGCACCGTCGATGGTGCCGCGAAGTGGGAGAGTAAGGAAGGCATTCAGAAATCTGTCGAAAAACTCAGCCGCGCCGATATGTCGAGAGCCGACGCGATCTTCACGGCTCTCCGCACCGAATTCGCGTTTCAGCTCCTTGCCGAGTGTATGGCCGATTGGCAGGAACATCGGAAGGAATATCCACAGGCAAAGCTCTTGGTTGTGGCGCCCGACATTGAGACAGCTAAAAAGTATCACGAGCGAATCGCGAGTCTGTGTCTCGTCGACATCGCTACCAGTGAGGACAGCGCAGACGCCCGGCGTGTAATCGACAGCTATAAACGTGGCGCGATCTCGGCTCTGGTTACGGTGGCGATGGCCTATGAAGGGTTGAGCGTGCCGGAAATCACGCATATTGCTTGCCTGACGCACATCCGCAGCGTTCCGTGGCTCGAACAGCTCTTCGCACGTGGTAATCGTCTGGCTCCGGGGAAGCGCGGCGCATGGGTCTATGGACCAGCTGACGAGCTATTTGTTCGGGCACAACGCATGATCGAAGACGAGGCCCTGATCGCTCTCAAACCCGAAGACGAACTCTTTGACAACGAGGTTACCAGCGATCCTCTGGAGGCCTTTGCCGGCGAGACAGGCCCGAAAATCAAACCCTTGTGGAGCGTCGCGCACGGGATCGAGGCGGAACTCCCGAAGGTCGAAGCGCCTATGATAGCACCGAGCGTGGCGGAAAAGACGCTCATCCAGAACATTCGAGCGATGCGGCACCACATCGAATCAACAGCTAGGCCCGGTTCTCAAAAGGCCTTGATGACGGTTTTCAATCACACGGTCCGGCTCGTTGTCGACAAAAGCCTCGAGAACATGACGAGCGATGAACTGACAGCGGTTTGGATGAAACTTAGAGAAACGTTTTCGGGGCGACTATGAATCAGAAATTCGGAGGCAGGAGATCGGGGCGGTGTTCCCGGAACCAGGCGAGCAAGATGCGTTCCGCGACGTTCGAGGCGCTGCGGTCGTCTTCATCGGCCAAGATCTCGATCGCCTGTTTCAACTCTGGGAGAATCTTTGCTCCAAAGAATTCGCGTTTCTCCGCACTTTTAGCCATATCCGAATTATCGACTAAAGGTTTCACTTTGTTTAACCGAAAGTCTTGACAAATGGTTTAACCACGTTTAACATGGTAAAAAGAGGTTTTAGAAATGCCCGAAACTAAGGAAAAAAATGACGGTTTCATCGGTTTCAAGTGTCCGAGGGATCTAGTTGACCGCCTCGACGAGGAGGCCGATCGGATGAATCGAAACCGTTCTGATGCTGCGCGGATTCTTTTGGAAGAAAATCTGCGGGAGCGTGAGGCTCGCCGATGAACCAGACGCGCCGAGAAAATATCCGGAATCTCATAATCGACTACTCACAAAGAACCGGAAAAACAACTGTCTCGGTGTGGGCTGATCTCTACGATGCCTTCGAATATCACAAAAACATCGGCTTCAAGCGCATGGCGCACAATCAGGAACGCAAGGTTCTCGACATCATCCAAGACGAAGGATTTATCGGCGAATTCGAGACCTTCGTTATGGAACGACTGGAGAACAAGCCGCCGTTGGCGGAAACAAAACCCGAAACGAATCAAGGAGAACTTTTATGAGCGAAGAAAGCAAGCGTGTGCGCATGAATCTCAGCCAGACCGCTAAAGGAACATGGCAAGCTGACATCACAGCCGAATTCCCGACACCCGAGGAGGCCGAGGAAAATCTCCGGAAAGCGATCGAAAGTGTGCGGCGTGTTGCGGCTGAAAAGGGCTTGACCCTCGTCAGCATCAATTGAAATCGAGGACCGTCCGGGAACAGTTGGCTTGTTTCCGGATTGTCCTCCGTCAATCCATCCCCTGGGGTGAGCCAATGCGGGAAACCGTACACCCTGGGGGTTTTTCAAGTCACAAAGGAGGACAATCGTGACAAGAGAACAGGCAAAGGCTTTCATCGCTCGTTATCCCGATGCGGTGAATTACGTCAAACCGGCTCACCTCGAGCTCCCGGACCTCTTGGAAGTCCACATCGACGCTATTGAAGTTCGACCCGATGAGTTTCACAAACTGGATGGTGGAAAGACCTTTTCGCCAAAGAAAGAAACTCTGGACAAATTTGCATCAGCCGCCGGAGTGTCGTACAACGAACTAGTAGATGGTTGTATTAAAGAAAGTGAAAATGTTTATGTCGGAAAATCCCAAGCCACGGTCTTGGGGCCGGACGGAAACAAGATTTACAGCGATGTGGCGGTCTATGAGTTTGATTGTCAGGTTCGGGCTGATGAGATCAGACTCGAAGGAAAAAAGGACTGGACAAATGTACCACAGGGCGGGAAACCAAATCGTGTGCCGCATACTCCGCTCGAACTCGAAAAGGAACTCAACGGACTTCGAAAAGTCGCGCGCCAAAGGGCCAACACCGGGGCTAGAAGTCGGGCGACGCTCTCGATCCTCGGGATGCAAACCGGGTTTAAGGATCTGTTCAAAAACCGCGCAGTCGAGACATTTCTCTTTAGCCGTGTCATCGTAAATACAAAAAATCAACTCATGGCTCAGGCGATGATCGCCAACCTCACAGGTAATACTCATGCACTCTTCGGCCCGAATCGTACCGCAGCTCTTGAGGCTCCGGTTGAAAGAAAACTCCGTGACGTCACTCCGCCGGAAGAGGATTTTGACCCCACGTCTGACAAACGCAGTGGACCGCCGGTAAATCCGTTTCGTTACTCGCTTCAACAGGTTCTCGATAAATACCGTGACAACCTAGGGCCGAAGGCAATTTCGACTTTCGAGGCGACAATCGCCAACCCCGAAACCACAGACGAAGTTTTTGCGGATTACCTCGACAAGGCGAAGACTTTCCTTGCCGGGAAGGGCATCACGATGCAGGTCTCTGGAGGTGTGCAGTGAAACTCCTCCACCTCGCAGACCTCCATGCGCGTCCTGAACGATTCTTTGAATTTCAACAATCAATGCGGAGAGCAGGCGATGCGGCCATAATAGAAAAAGTTGATTTGATTGTCATCGCTGGTGACACTTTTGACGGCCCAATTCATAACTCCGACAAATATTTCTTTGATGCCATCGTCGAAGAAATTAGACTACTTGCAGATATAGCACCCGTGGTGGTTGTTTATGGAACTACTACACATGATATTGAAGGTTCGCTCGCAATTTTGACAAAACTTCGGTCAAAATTTGGAATCATTATCCTCGAACCAGGTCAGGAATATTTTCTGCTCGAAAATGGGAATATTTTGACCGACCGAAAACATTCAAATCAAGCGAAGGCCTTGCTCTTCGGTGTGCCGGAACCGTCAAAAAAGTGGTTACAATCGTACTTCGACGAAAAAACAGCGGCCGAAACCGCTGTTAGGGATGGACTCAGAAGTTTGTTTCTCGGCCTTGGCGGGATCAGGAAACAGTACCCAAGCCTTCCTTGTGTTCTTTTGTACCATGGTCAGGTCGGTGGCGCAAGGCTCCAGACAGGAGACATCCTCGACAACGCATCGGGAATGCGGCCCTCGATCGATGACTTGTCAGCCGTCGGAGCCGATTACATCGCCATGGGAGACATTCACGAACCCCAACACGTGGGCGAATCCATCGGGCTCCCTGCCTATTACCCGGGTTCGGCCTATCCTGTGGATTTCGGCGAAACACACGACGCCGGATGCAACCTCGTCGATCTTCGCCGTTCTGGCATAGAGTTTGATACTTGGTGCCATTACGTCACGCGCGTTTCCTTCGGCCATCCCATCAACCAAACGGTTCGCGTCAAACTCATCCCGACGTTGCTCGGCGATTCCCAAATCGATAAGGATCTGAAGAAAGAAGTCCACAAGGGCTCCAATGTCAAGCTCGAGATCACCTGCACGAAGGAAGAATACGCAGCACTGGACCTCGAGGCCTTCCACTCGCAGCTCATCGCCGCCGGTGCGCATCCCGATTCCAGGGTCACGCCGAATGTCTTGCCGACAGAAACCGTCCGCGCCGGCGAGATCATCAAACACTCGAAACTCAGAGATAAGGTCACGTTCTGGGGCCAAAACTCAAGCAAGGCCACGCCCGAGACACTTCTCCTCAAGGCCGATGAGATCGAGAGCGAAGCCCAGTCTTCTGGCGCGATCGCCCGAGATCAGAAAATCATGCTTACGCGCTTGGTTCTCCGCGGCGCTAAAGGTCTGTGGAAAAAATCGAGGCTCGAAGAGGTCGACATTGATCTCGAAGCAGTTGAGCCCGGCCTCTTGGCACTCATCGGCGGCAACGGAGCCGGAAAAACGACACTGATCGAGAATATGCACCCCTGGCCGTGCCTCCTGACACGGGACGGAACGCTCAAGGATCAGTTCAGACTCAAGGATTCCAGGCGCGAACTCTATTGGATCGATCTCTCGACAGGAACACGTTTCAGAGCCCGAATCCTGATTAACGCCGCCATCGCCTCTGGTACGACCGAGTACTACCTCGACTTCGACGCTGGCAACGGTTGGGAACCCATGCCGGGCATCACGGGACGCAAGGAAGCCTACGTCGAGGCAATCGACAAGATCTTCGGCTCTCGTGACCTCTACCTCCGGTCGGCCTTCGTCACACAACGCCAACCCAAGGCCGAAGGCGGCGGAACTCTCCAGGATCTCGGCGACGCGACAGCCGGCGAGCGGAAGTCCTTGTTTTCGGCTCTCTGCGGTCTGGGTCACTTCGAGGTCTACAAAGGCCTTGCCAAGTCCAAAGGCGACGCCCGATCCCAAGTCTCCTACATCAAGGAAGCCGAACTTTCTTTGCTGGTTTCGAGAATTCCCGACCAGGAGGAAATCGAACGCGAGATCGTGATTCATGGCGAACGTATCCAAGCCAACACCGAACGCCTGACGTCTCTCGAAGGGCAGGGCAGGACAGCATCGAGAGAAGTCGACGACATCAAGCTCCAGGATCAAGGTAATCGTCAGAAGATTATGGACAGCATCGAGGCTGAACGTTTGGCGGTTGAGGCCAAGAGCAAGATCGACGCTACGGAAGCCTCGCTCATCAGATTCCGGGAGTCTGTGGCGAAACGAGAAGAGGCTGAGAAGACGGTCAAGGAATTCGACCAACTCACCGCCGACCTGGCAACTGAAAACGAGGCCTATCAAAAGCACCTCGAAGCCCTCGCAGCCGAACAGAAGATCGTCGACGAAGCGAGAAAGTTCTTCGAAGACGGACAACGTGCCGAGCGCGAGAAATTTGAAACCGCGCGTCAGAATCACTTCGCCGAGGTCCAACAAGCCCGCGAGAAAGAAACACGAGCTCAAGCCGAATGGCAGAAAGCGAAAAACGAACTCTCGATCCTCGAACAACAGCGGACCTACCTTGAGAGAGATTTGGCAAAGCCTGTTGACGATCATTGCCCGACGTGTGCGCAGCTCCTCCCAGAGGAACGCAGAGAACACGTTTTAGCCGAGCGCCAGAAGATTCAGGAGCAACTCGATGATCTCAAGGCCAAAATCGAATTACAAACCAAGACCGTCGATGACTTCGAAGGCCGTTTCAAGGCCTCGACTCTCGAGCGTGCCGCCACTGAATCCGCTATGCCAACGGCTCCGAGTTTACCGCCGTTCGTCCCGCCTAAATCGAGTCTTGGGATCTGGAACGACGCCAGACGGGAGGGCCTGAAGGCCGATCTCTACTTCATCGAAATCCAGGGCGCACGTGCAACGCTGGAGGCCGCAACTGAAGCCGGCGTGAGGATCGAGGAACTCTCGAAACAACTCATCGAACTTCAAGCCGTCGTCATACGTGAACGCCAGCGGAAAGCCGCTCTTGAAGCCGAACTCGTGCCCGATCTTGAGAACCGGCTGAAGACCGCCGAGGAAACCCTTCAGGCTCTCCGCACACAGTATCAAGACACACAGAAAAACCTCGCCGTTGCCGAAGCTGATCTCGTGCAGGCCCGACGACAGCTTGAAGCCGTGGAAAAGGATCGCCTGACAGTCGAAGCGCTCAAAACGGCTTTGCAAACGCTACAGGCTGAAATCGCCGAATGGCGTCTACTGGAGTTCGCGTGTTCGGAAAAGGGAATTCAAGCCCTCGAGCTCGATGCCGTCGTGCCTACCATCGCCGCTGTTTCTAACGGACTGCTTAGGGATTCGTTCGGGAGCCGTTACCAGATCGAGTTCGAGACCACGCAGCTATCGGGTACTGGCAAGGCGCAGAAGCAGATCGAAACCTTCCTGATCTTCATCCTCGACACCGAAACCGGCGAACGACAGGAGATCTCGACGCTCTCCGGCGGCGAGGCCGTTTGGATACGTCGAGCGCTCTACGATGCTTTTGGATTGATCCGCGCCCGGACGAACATCGATTTCCTGACGGTTTTCATGGACGAAGCCGACGGGGCTCTCGATCCCGTTCAGAAGCTCACCTACTTTCGGATGCTTCAGGCCGCACACCGTCAGGCTGGACGCCAGCACACGATCATCATCACGCACAGCACCGAGCTACAGGCGATGATCGCCAACAAGATCGTCGTCGGGCCTCGGAAGGGCGAGTGCGTTCTGAAATTCCCTGAAGTGTTAGGAGGGGCGGCATGATCCACACATACGACGATTTCAACGATAAAGACATTGTGCATAGTCTGCCGGGTAGCCGAACAAAGTTTGACAAAAACGGAAACTGGGCTACCAAGCCCGTCCTTTTTTCGATAACGGGTTCGACCGGAGACATCATTGAGCTGAAGATCGGCGAAAACGAATACGTCAGGCTCAACTTTCAGCAATTGAAGGACTGCGTTATCCGGTTCGAGATCGATCAAAGATAATCCACCTCGCCCGGCAGGTGAGATGAGAGGCCGCGAGGTCCGCTGGTGCCCGATTGGATTATGCCCAAAGGGCGGGGTTTTTTAGAGGATACAATGAACGAAGAACAATTTTTAGAACGGTTGAAGGCGATACTCGTCTACCACGGTTATCGCTTCGTCCGAAACTTCTGCGGCTGGCTCGTCGGCTTCAACCTCAAACAGGGTTGGTCGATATTGGACGCCAACGACAAGCGAGTAGTGGGCGCAGCGATGAAACGCGAATTCCCCGAAGTCGACCTCGACAAACTTTTTCCAGGAGAGTGGTATGAGTGAATTTACAGATGATCAGATTGAAAGATTTCTGCCAGAATTTCAGGGAACAACTGATTCTATTAGGGGTGTTCTTTACGAAAGAAGCTTCGCTGGAAAGGTTCTGAAGAAATTGCTAGAAGCACGTATCGATCTCGGTAGACTGAAAGCAGAAAATGAAAAATACAAGAAAGCCCGAAAAACCATGATGCATAGTATCTGTGTCTCACAAGATAAGTTGATGACAGAAAATAAGCGACTTCGGGAGACGCTCGAGAAGATTTCAAAAAACACTTTCGATATTCCAGGCGGTCACGGAGATTCTTATGCTGTCGATACTGCCATAAAAGCCCTCGCTGGAGTCGATTCACAAATTCCCGTCGCCAGTTTGCCAAGAATGGATTCTCCCATAGTCGAGATCGGAACAGTTGACCTTTTGGGCTCAGTGGTTTGGAAAGATTTTGCTGGCATTGACGCCTATAAAAAAATCGGACTCAAGGTCTTCGCTGTGAAACGCGATCACTCTGGTACTGTTAATTGCGTCTGTAAACTCGCGAACGTGGATTTTACCAAGTTAGCCGCATGGCTCAAGGAAGAGTTCGAGGTCTCGCCGGAGGACTCTGATCCATGGTTCAGGCTAGCCATCGCCATCACGGAAAACGGGTACCAATATCCCGTCAAGACTGACAAGACGTCAGGAGAGGCACAAAAATGAACGTCCTCGAAAATGTGTGGAAATATGCAATGCAACAAAATGTAAATTGGTGTCCAAGTCGAAACGAATTCATCGAATTTCTGAATATTGCCCGTAAACAGCAAATCAAAATCGAAGCTTTGGAAGCCGCTCTAAAGCCGTTCTCTGAGGCTTTCGAGAAATTCGGCAAGTGGCACTACACAGACCACGAGGATAGGGAAAAGTGGTTCGCCTTTCATGACTCGAATAGTGCGCTCCCAACGCAGGAATTGATGATGGGCGAGTTTCGGAAGGCATTCGAGGCCCTCACTGGAGAGCCACTATGAGCAATCTAGCACCACAAATCAAGCGCGTCGTGGGATGCGCTATCACGTTCATTTTCTGGATCGTCATGGTCGTCGGAGTTTTTGGCTGTGGCGCTCTCTGGGGGCATTATGTCTGGAAGTAAGTACACGCCCGGACCGTGGCGTTGGGAAATCAACCCCAAGAGCCGAATAATCCAATTGTGTGGTGGAAAACCGAAATACGATTTGACTGTTCTCGGCTTTACGCGATGGGGAATGAACAGTGCACAACCGGTCGTAATGGCTGACAAAAATGGAATTGAACTCCTTTGCAACGCAGAGAATTTCAAGAAAGTCGAGCCCGGCCGAGAGCATCATCGTGACTGGTTCCAACTTCTTGACCATCCAGACCTCAATCTTATAGCCGCCGCTCCCGACTTACTGGTTGCCTTGCGAGATGCCTGTGAATATTTCCTCTCTGCCAATGGCTCAAAACCGCCGCAAGAATGGCTTACCGCAATAGCCAAAGCCGAGGGACGACTATGAAAGAGCGTCCGATTCTCTACTCAGCTCCGATGGTCCGCGCGAAGCTCGAGGACAGGAAGACAAAGACTCGACGTACGCGAGGCCTCGACAAAATCAATTTGAACCCCGGCGCCTGGCGCTTTGACGGTTGGATCAGCGGATCCTTCGATTTAAAGGACAATGGTAAAGCCGTTTGGTCTCCCATCGGGAATTCGAAGTACGACATTTCAGGCTCGATCAAGGTTCGTTGTCCTTTCGGTGTGGTCACCGACCGTCTTTGGGGGAAAGAGACATATCGGTTTTCATGGAGCAACAATCAACTAAAACCTAGTGAAGTTCAAAAAGGTTCCGCCACTTGGTATGAATGCGATGGGCAGCCAGAAGAATGGTGCGGAAAACTGCGCCCTTCGATCTTCATGCCTCGTTGGGCCTCCCGTATCCTAGACGAAATCGTCTCAATCCGTGTCGAACGCCTTCAGGACATCACTGAAGCCGACGCGATCGCGGAGGGTGTTTATAGCGAGCCTAACGGAAGAGATACTGAATACGGCCAAGATGAGCATGGCCCTTTCTATTGGACTGCCAAACAAGCATATCGTTCCCTCTGGGAATCGATCAACGGCCCCGACTCCTGGGATCTCAATCCCTGGGTGTGGGTAATCGAAACAAGGAAGGTAGTTTTATGAAATACATCATTTTCACTGTGTTCATTTTTTTGATGGGTTGCCAATCTCCGGGAAACAACTCGATCACGATTTACGACAACCTTGGAATTTTCCACCCACTCGTCAATACCACGATTCTAGACAACGCCTGTGAGACCTCCCTAACCTCAAATATTTCTGGTCAGATGGTGATGTACGCCGACGTTGGCATGGTTGGGAGCTTCGATTTGATCCAAAACGGCAATATCAGACATCTAGCCGATGGGATGCGTTTTTCCTACGTTTTCCGATCGCAGTATAACGGCGTCTGGTACGCTTTCTACAATGTCGACAACGATATTTATCTCCGGCGCTCCTACGACGGAATCACCTTCTTTCAGATGAACGGCGGGCGCCCGGTTCTCACGCATCAAGCGGGCACGATCTACGAACACGTTTGGAACGTCGGGGTAGCGATCGATGACTCCGGCGTCTGGCATATGCTCATCGAGTGTCAGGGGCCGTTCAGCATTTTTGAATCGAACCTCGGCTACTCCCACGCAACGATGGCCGGCGACAATCTCGATTTCGACGCGAACAAGAGCCCGTCATATGTCATCCTCAACGGTGGTTCACCTGATCTGAAGTATTTACCCGGCAGGGGATTTCTGATCACCTACGCGCCTTTGAACCAAAATAATGTCTGGTACATCAGAATGGCCACAGCGGACCCCACGTTTACCACGATCAGCGTGTCTTCCAATTTTTATCTTGCCTACCTTCAGGTTCACTTGGCCGATCCCTCACTTTTCGAGTACGGAGGCTATACCTACCTGACGGCGAGCTACAATCAGACAGCGATTTACGAATGGCGGACGGGTGGAAGCCTGGCGCAGATCTTCGACACCGTGAATGTGGGGTAAGCCATGGAACCCTCAATCGAACTCCTACTACAGGACAATCTCGATTTCATGCGCTCACAACCCGACAAGGCTTTTGACCTGGTTGTAGCCGATCCATGGTACGGCGTCGGCATGACGAAGGACGACACGACGGGTTTCGCGAAACGCCGTTTCCGTATCATCGAACGCAAGCAGGGCCGGGAGGCGTTGGAGGCGTTGGAGGCGTTCCAAGATACTGCACCTCCGCGCGAATACTTCGACCAAGTGCGGAGAATCGGCAAGAAGGTTTTCATCTGGGGCGGCAATTATTTCGGCGACATCTTGGGCACCTGCCTGGGGCCATATATCTGGGACAAGGCAACGGGAGCCAATTATTTCGCAGACGGGGAAATGGCCTGGAACAACGTCTTGAACTGTATGAGGATCTTCCATCATCAATGGTGCGGAGCCTTCAAGAAGACCGAGCGCGGAGAGGTCCTTATTCACCCCTGCCAGAAGCCCGTCGAGCTCTACAAGGACATCTATCTCCGGTGCAAACTCAAGCCCGGCGCGACGATCTACGACCCCAACCTCGGCAGCGGATCTTCCGCGATCGCCGCCAAGGACATGGGCTATAACTTCGTCGGAACGGAGATCGTCAAATCGTACTATGACAAGACCTCGGAACGTGTGAAAAACCACGTGGCGCAGAGCCAACTTTTCAAGCCCGAGGAGACATATCCTGAATTGTTTGAGGCAGAGGTATGAAACGAGAACTTTCTGACGCCTTAAAGGATTCGCAGGCTTTGGAACGCATGAATTCCCGTGACAAGCGTTCGCAAGGTTCGTCACTTTCTTATCCACATGAGCCGTTTCTCAACATCGTTTTCATTGATTTTCTCGCTCATTCTACAAAAATCGAGGTCGACGAATATGGCATAAGGATCTACACAAATTTCTTTGTTCTCGAAACATGGAACGCAAACAAATTCTATGCCTGGCTGAAAAATGGATCTGTTACCGACGTTCTGAAGAAAAAGCAAATCTATTCGTGGCGCGATAGGCAGCCGTCCCCTCGCGTGATGTGGATGGTGCATGAAATCATCGAGCTTGTGGAACAGGAACGCTACTACCTTGGCGTGAGTGGTGGGCTATGAGTAGGGATTCACTTAACCATTTCGATCACGAGACCAACGCACGAAACCATCCCAAATTCAAGGCCCTTCGAGTCACCTATGGATGGGAGGGAGTCGGCCGATTCTGGGCACTCAATGAGATGATCGGCGGCTCAACGGAAGCGAAACTAGACCTCACAAAGAAGGTTTTCCGAGCAACTGCCGCCGACGAACTGACGCTCTCGATTGCCGAGTTCGACGCCTTCATTGCTTTCCTTGCTGACCCCAATGAGTGTGGTTTGGTGAAGTTTAAAGACGGAATTCTGACAACCGACAAAACACAAGAAAACTGGAAAAGTCTGCAACTCTATCGGGAGAAAGACAAGGCCAGAAAGGTCAAAAAACAAATTCCGACGGAAAACGACCGAATTCCGACGGAAACAGGGTCAATTCCTACGGAAAACAGCGATTTTCCATCGGAAACTGGACCTAGTTCAGTTAAGCTTAGTTCAGTTAAGTATAGTAATAAGAATTTGCCACAAGACGGCGAAACGCCGCCTGTGGATAATGAGGATAACTTTTTCGAACCCGAAGAGCCGGAGTTCGATCCCTCACCACCTGCTGAACCCGAGTTTGACCCCAAGCCCTTACCGAAACTCGCTATCCCCAAGAGCCTCAAGTTTTCCGCTAAAGAACTTCTCGAACTCCGAACCGCAGCCGGTGACTTAGTGCAAGAACTCCTCGATACCTACAGCCGGAAAAAACTTCAGCATGGTTACCGCTACGCCAACGATTGGGCGGCGATTAAGGACTTCACGGCGAAGGCCGGTGGGATCCGGCAGTGGCTCGATCAGGCCAACGGCAAAGCGACTTCGGAACCAACTCAGGGCCGAGTGATTCCCGACGCCCGAGAAACCCGTGATTTGCTTGCAGAACGATTTACCGGCGAACGGATCAATCTCGAGGAACTCGAAACGCTCCTCGTGCGTCCGGTCCGCAGCGGATAGTCTGCACGTGCAGACAGCGAGTAGGTTTTCTTCGCAAAACCGGATAACGTGCAAAGGGGGAGATCATGAAAAGCCCTGAGACTGAGAAAAAGCCAATACCACGAAAACGACCTCCCGCAAAAAAGAAGGGCACACAGGACCGGGATACCGCTAATCGATACAAGCTATTTGCGGACGCATATATCGTGAATGGGTTCAACGCTACACAGGCCGCAAAGGATGCGGGGTATTCGGAAAAAACCGCGTATGCTCAAGGCCATCGTTTGTTGAAAGTTGCTGAAGTCGATATGCTCATCAAAAACGGCATCAAGGCCGCGCTCTCGAACGCCGACAAGTTGACGCTGAAGTGGATGACCGAGGTCTGCCGCCTGGCCTTCTCGGACATCCGGGACATTACCGAGTTTGACGGCAAGGGCGTTAGGGTTAAGTCCGCCTCAGAACTCAGCGACGACGCAGCCCGAACGATTGAGTCTATCGAACACACGACCACGACTAAGGGGATCAAGGATCCAGTCACGACAGTTTCGGTGAAAACACGCTTGCACTCCAAAACCAAAGCGCTCGAGCTCCTTGGAAAATACCTCGCCATCCTCAACGACAATCCGCCAACTGGCGGCGACGAAGAGCAACTCGATCGCAAGTTAGTCCGCGAACGCATCGCCTATCTGGAGCAAAAAAAACGTGCTAACCGAGCTTGAGGAACTTGAATACCTGAAGCTCCTCGAGGCCGAGGAACGCTTCACCGCTCGTGAGTCGCATCTGGCATTCATGGAGCACACGTGGAAATACAACCGGCCATTTACGCCAGGCTTTCACACCCGCATGGTCTGCGCGAGAATCGACAAGGCCTTCGAGGATTTCCGGAATGGAAAATCGACCTACTTGCAAATCGTCATCCCGCCGCGTCATGGAAAAACCGACATGGTTAGCCGCTGGCTCGGCCCGCACTTCCTCGGCGAGTTCCCCGACCATGAGGTGATTCAAACCTCGTACCAAGCCGACCTTGCGGCGGCGTTTTCCTCCGAGGCCCGCGACATCGTCCGATCACCGAAATATAAAGAACTTTACCCGCACATCAGGCTCTCGAACGAGACCAACCAGAAGGCACACTGGATTCTCTGCAACGAACACAATCAACCCACTGGCGGAAAACTGCACGCTACCGGGATTCGTTCGGGGCTGACTGGTAGCGGCGGGTCGCTGATCGTTGCTGATGACTTCCTGGCGGGCCGCGCTGAAGCCGAATCCAGGGTGAGCCGTGATAAAGTCTGGGACGCTCTGACGAACGACCTGTTGACCCGTGCGGCGCCTGTGGCGATCGTGATCATCATGGCCACGTGGTGGCACTGGGATGACCCCCATGGTCGGATTCAAAAGGCGATGAAAGACGATCCCGATTTTCCGCGTTTCGAGATGCTGAGTTTTCCCGCCCAGGCCAAGGACTACAAGGGGCAGGGAAAATACCCGACGCCGTTTTTGTTTCAAGAGCGCTATTCGCCCGCCTATTACCGAACGCAGTACGCAACCTTGGGAAAATACGCGTCGTCGGCGTTGCTCGATAACAATCCGATCCCGAGGTCCGGCGGTTTGCTCTCGACCGAAGGCATCAAGATCGAAGATGATTTTCCCGCCCGCAAAGACCTTCGATGGGCGCGTGTCTGGGACCTCGCGCACACCGCCAAACAACGTACTGGCCACGATCCCGATTACACGAGCGGCTCACTCATCACCTTCGAACGCCGTGAAGGTGACCCGATTCTCCACATCTGGATCGGCCACGTAAGGCGAATGCGCGAAGAGGCGCCGAAACGCGACAAGGCAATCAAGACCACCACTGAGGCCGATGGAAAGTTCATCGTGCCCGCCGTCGAAGTCAGTCTGGACTCACGTGACGCCCTGAACTACCTCAGACGCGCTATGCCGGAATTTCCGTGGAAAGGCATCGAGGTCAAGGGTGATAAGGTCGTCCGGGCCACGCCTCTAGAACCCATCTTCGAGGCACCGGGTCACGTTCACATCATCCGCGGTGATTGGAACGATGCCTGGATCGATGAGCTTATGCGCTTCGACGGAACCGGCAAGGAACACGATGACCAGATCGACAACGTGACTGCGGCTTACGTTCTCCTGGTGGGTTCGGGCGCTGTGAAGGTCAGCGAGGAAACACGTTCGCTATTAGCACAGCGTAGGAACCGACCCCGCTAGACAAAAAAAACAAAAAGCGCATACTGGCGCTGAAACGAGGTTTCCATGTACATCGTCGGCAAAGTTACCAAAGTTCTGGGCGATAACGTCGCCTGGGATCCGGTCAAGGTTGTTTTCTTCCGAAGAACCGCCGAGGCCATATGTCCCACAGCGGAGTTTTTCTACCTGCGGTTCTGGCCTTGCCGAAAAATCCAGGAAAGCGCGACCCCCGTTTTCCCGAAAGCGAGGAAGTCATGAACTGGAAAGCACCGATGGAGCTGCAGGAACGCCGAAATCCGATGCGGCACATGATCCGCAGGCCCCATACTGTCGACTTTACCGATTCCTGGGTGATCAACGATGACCTAGCAATCGGTCTTTTCAAGGGCAGCTATCCGGGGCTGAAACTGGCCTCAGCTATGGCTTATCCCATCGCTTTTATTCCCGTGGCCTTCATGGGGCTCCCGATTCCAATCTGCAAGCAAGACGACAAAACACAAGAACTCCTCGACGGAATCCTCGAGGAAGCCGCTGCCACTTTCCAAAAGCTTTTCCTCATGCGCCGAATTGTCGGCACGGCCTGGGTCTGGCCTAACTGGAACGCCAAACTCGGGAAGATCACGCATGAGCTGATCCCGAATTCGTCCGTCGTCGACATCATCCGCGACCTCGACACCGGCGAGATTATCCAGATCATCACAGACGAACAGATCACGATTCAAACCGGAGAAAATCAGCAAGCGGTAATCGGCCGCAAGCGGTATTTCACTGCGCAGACCGTCACGGTTCAGTACACCGGAGACGTCCCTGCTAAGCTTGCCTCGAGGACGAGCCGCAACCCGTCGGGGATTATGCCGATCCCCTTCGCCAAGGACGTCTTAGACGGTTCAGTTCGGGGTGAGTCGGTCTACACCCGGTTATTATCCGACCTGAAAAACTACCACGACATTGACCTCAAATGGTCGGAAGATCTTGTCAAGTTCAACGTTAAGATGATCCAAGAGGTGGAGGATGTGGACGCCTGGTTCACCAGAAATGCTCAACTCGGTGACCCGTCTGAACTCGACGTTGCGAGCACTGATTTCATCCTGAACAAACATGGCGAAGAAGATACAAAGTTTGAATCCGGCTCTGCGGCAAATGTTGCCTATATGCAAAAGCTCCAGCAGATTTTTTACAAGCTTGTGCAGGGCTCCGGGTTGCCTGAAATGGTATGGGGCTTGATCTCGACCGGCAATCATGCGAGCGCCGAGGAACAAATGAGCGTTCTCGTCAAGTCCGTGGAGGATGACAAGTCGCAATGCACCGAGCCAGCCTATCAATACTTCGCCGCCTGTCTCCGTCTCAAGGCCGGCGCGACGATGCAAAACACGGTCGCTGATTTTGAAGTCGAATGGAACCATATGGACGCCGTGAGCGAGGACGTCAAGTCACAGATTTTCCAGCGCTTCGCCGACGGGATCAACAAACTTACGGCTAACGCCAGCGTCCCGAAGGAAACCGTTCAGAAGCTTTTCCTCGAGCTCTATCCGGAAGCCACTGAGTCGGATTTCACGAAATGGAACACTGGCCTTCAGGACGCCGCCAAGTTCAAACAGTTTCAGGCGGCGAGCTACACCGACGCTCTCGCAGCGGAAGGACAGCAACAGTGAAAATCGTTACGGTTCAATTCGATTACCCGCTGGAGCTGAATAAACCGAAGTATTCGAAGCTCCTCGAGGCCTTCCGTCGCTCGGTCCGTCTCACGATGCCCGGTGCTACCTTCGAGGAACACCGGATCCCGGCGCCGGATCCGGTTGAGGGCCGAGACCTGGCGTTCGTCTCCAACACTGTGAAGCTTCAAAAGTGGGTTGAGGTCATGGATTCGGCCAACGAGCCCGTGATCTTTGCCGATTGCGATATGCTGGCCACGGGCTGCGCGAAACACGTTTTTGACCGCGACTTCGATGTGGCGTACACCGCCAGAACACAGCCGAGCCGGTGCATCATCAACGGCGGCGTGATCTTCGCCAAGCCTACGGCCTACGCTAGGGCGTTCTTTCGCCGGTTCCTCGAAGTGAATCTCAAGATGTTCGATGACCCAGGATTTCACGCACCATGGAAACAGAAGTACGTCGGCTACAATCAAGCAGCGTTCGGGTATCTCCTCGAGAACCCCGACTATCAGGCCGCGCTCCTCGAGCTGCCATGTCGGGTCTACAACGCCGTCGACAACGACTGGCATATGATCGACGGCAACACGGTTTTCGTTCACATCAAGGGTCAGCTTCGGCGTTACGTTCTCGCCGGAAAAAAACCATTTGACAAATTCGCGAGAGCGATGGAGGCCTGGTATGATTCCATCAATGGGCGGAACTGAGATCGGCGATTTTCTCAGAACCGAAGCTGCACGAGTCAAACCAGATCAGTGTATCGTGGAACTCGGCGTCTTCCTCGGAGCGGGGACAGTCCAGCTCTCCCAGGGTGCCGACCAACAGGTGCCGATTTTTTGTTACGATCGGTTTGAAGCCCGAAACCATGAAATCGAGATTGCCGCCAAGTTCGGTGTCGGCCTGACGTTCGGCGAAGATACCCTGCCTCGAGTCCAGAAGACCGTCAGCGATGATCGTGTGTTTCTCCATAAGGGCCTCATCCAGGACATCAAGGAATTTTGCGGTCCGAAAATCGGGCTATTCGTCGATGACGTCTGCAAGCGGAAAGAACTATTCCTGCACGCCATGGACCTGTTCTCGCCTTGGTGGATTCCCGGTGAGACTGTCGTCCTGCTAATGGACTTTTGGTACTTTACCAAAAAACCGAACGACCCCGCCCTGAAGTTTCAGCACGACTTCATGCTCGAACACGCCGAATGTTTCGAGCCGATCCAGAAACGATTTTTCGGCTTGAGTTGTGCCGCTTTTCGCTATCTGGGAGGACTCGATTCGCATCGAAACCGAGTCAGCAAGAAACGCACGATCTGCGAGGTCTTGCGCGAAATCAACGATTTGCATCAAACCGGATCCGAAGACGACGAGAAGGTTAGGGAGCTCTTACGCGAAGCCCAGGACATGGGAAAGCGCATGAGCCGGAAGCTTTTGCACTACAACAAAGAAGTTTTCAAGGACTGGTGGGAAGAAAACCAGGATTACGAGGCTGATCTCAGGAGGCGAATGGATGAAAACTACATCGAATGACGAGCGGCGGGCTGTCGCTGAAGCGATTCCAGACCTGGGCTGCGGTGGTCGGACCGTGGCGGAATTGCTCGAAACCCTGGCCGGAGAGGCTGGCAAAGACGCGACCATCGTCGAAATCGCGCCCTGGTTGGGCTCAGCGACGGGCTTTCTGGCTCTCGGCATGGCTTCGGGTTCGACACTCCATGCCTTCGACGCCTGGCACATCGATGAAACTTGGCAGGCCAAGGCCAGAAAATACCATGGCATCGATTTCGAACTGGGCGAAGACATCCTTCCCGTATGGAAGCGCAATGTCGGGCCGCTGTTCAAAGGCAAGAGGATCGACTTCAAGGCTCACAAGGGCGACATCCTCGCTGCCGAGTGGGATGGCTCGCCGATTCACCTGTTTGTCGACGACATCTCGAACACCGATGAGTTTATCACGAGCACGATGCGGATTTTCGGGCCGTCGATCGTCAAGGGCGCTTACCTCGTGTTCATGGATTACCAGTTCCCGCAATGTGGGGCACAGCGCCAATACCTCGAGGACCACGGGGACGAATTCGAGTTCGTTCGTTTAGGGCCCGCCGGCAGCAAAGCGGCGGTCTTCAGGAAGCTGTGATGCTGACCAAAACACGCAAGCGTTGGGATGCCATCGAGTGGCGTCTCGATAAAGGCAAGAAGATCGTTGGGGCTGAGATCGGAATTTGGAAGGGACGTCTTTCGGAGAAACTTCTGAAGTGTCGGTCCGAACTCATTCTCTACATGGTTGACCGCTGGAGTCCGCCGAACCCCGATGACAGCTACGCCTCGAGCGGCTCCGAAATTTCCCAGAAGTCACAAAAAGATTTCGACCAGGCCAGAGCCGAAGCGCTCCAGCTAACGGCATTTGCCAGCTATCGGCGTATCGTCCTGCAAACCGAGTCTAAGATCGCCGCCTCGATGATAACCGAGGAACTCGACTTCGTTTTCATTGACGGGGACCATTCCTACGCCGGCGTCATGGCCGATCTTCAGGCCTGGTGGCCGAAGGTGAAACGGGGCGGCTGGATCGGTGGGCATGACTACGACCATCCCGATCAAGGTATGGTCAAACAGGCGGTCAGAGATTTTTTCCTGCCGACTGAAGCTCTGGAACTCGAAATCGACGATGACCGAACGTGGTTTGTGAGGAAAATATGACAGTTCAGGGAAAACGAGTTTATGACGTTCAGAGTATTTCTGACCTCAAATCAGGCGAATACGGCCTCTATGAGGGAGCGTGGTTTGCGTGCTGTCCAACAGAACGCAGTCAGGATGAGAAGTCACCGTTCTTTCACCCTGTTTTCTGCGGCCTCGGAAAACATTCTGTCGTTGAGCATGAAGACGGAACCATCACGGTTTCGCCCTCGATCCTAGTGACTCGACGAGTCGACGAGCCACAGCTCTACCACGGTTTTCTAGAACGTGGCGTCTGGCGGTCCGTGTGACGTCTTCCGAATACGCCGCGGCTTATTCCGCAGCGCGTCGCAACTGGCCGAAACTCACGGCCCAGGCAATGAAGAAAATCAAGCAAGCCTACGAAACGGCGGCGGAAAACATAGCGCGGTTTCTTCGGGACGGTGCGATTCTCCACGAATCGAAGCTCACGTTTGAGAGCCAGGTCGAACTCGAGCGCCAGCTCCGCTCAGCGGCCCAAGATGTGGCCAACGCCTTACAGCAACATATCCCGGAATCGATCGCCCAGGGCTATTCAGATTACCAAGACATCGACATGGAACTCTTACTCGATGCCTTGGGCCCCGACAACGCGAAGATCACCGCCCAGGGCCTCGACAATCTTTTCACTGGCGTCGATCGCAAGATCGTCTCTCTGACAGCTTCCCGCGTTTGGTCGGATGGTTACACGTTTTCCGCCAGAGTTTGGAAGATCGGTGAAGCCTACCAGGAAAACATCAAAGACATTCTCAATGTCGGTTTTGCCGAGAATCGCGATCTCGTCGACATCGCCGGGGACCTGACGGCCTACGTCAAGGACGGAAAAAAGCAACTCGTGAAGCGTTGGGGAAACCTGGAGCGTGGGAGCAAAGAATTTGCACGACGAATTCCCGATCTCGTCGACGCCCGCGCCCTACGTCTCGCCCGATCAGAGCTAACGATCAGCTTGCAGGAAGCCGCAAAGGAGAACGGGAGAATCAACCCCGCCTCGAACGGACTCTACGACTGGATTCGCCTCAATACCCAACAGCATGATTGCGCGTGCCCGCGCTATGCGGCCGGAAGTCCTTATACGCTTCAGACGCTTCCGAGTTTTCCACATCCGCACTGTGTTTGCCAGATCAGACCCCAGATGCGCGACATTCAAGACTTCAAGACCGAGCTTCGAAACTGGATCAACGGTGAGCCGAATTCGCGTCTCGATGCCTGGAAGCGCGACGTCTACGACCCCGCTCAAGCGGCGTAGTCGCTATCTGCTCCCCCCGCTTTACAAAAAATTCTATCGCGATATGATGAGGCCATCATGACACGCCTAAGATGGTCGGGCGACGTGGGCTGGCTTTCAGCCGACGGACGCGGGATTACGCCGGAAAAGATTCTGAACGATCTTTCGATGGTCAGCGGTCCTCTCGAGGTCGAACTCTCGACCATGGGAGGCGACTTTTTCCAAGGCATCGAAATCGCTAACATCATTCGGAACTACGTCGGTTCCAAAACTGTTTACCTCAGCGGTATTGTCGCCTCCGCAGGAACGACGATTATGTTGGCCTTCGATAAGATAGTGGCCCGCGACACTTCGATGGTAATGATTCACAACGCACAGGCTGGTGCCGTCGGCGATCAGCACCAGATGCGAGAGATGGCCTCGAGGCTGGAATCGATGTCGAACCTGATCGCTCAGGAGTACGCAGCCAAAACCGGCAAGACGATCGCCGAGATCAAGGCCTTGATGGATGCCGAAACCTGGTTTTTTGGGCAGGATATTGTCGACATCGGGCTCGCCGACAGCCTCGAAACGACGCAGGTCTCGAACAAACAATCGCGAGAAACCGCCTTGATGCTGGCCAGAGCGCAGTTTTCAAACCATTTTTCCAACCGAAGAGTTTCCAACGCTGGCCCCGACCTCCAGACCATCAGCGAATCGAAGGCCAACGCCGAGAAGCTGATCAAAGCCGGAAAAGTTGATTCCACTTCGAAGTGGACCTTCACGGCCGACGATGAGAATACCATGCTCGGACCCAAGGGCGACGACTGGCAGACGTTTCGTCTTTGGCACCTCGTCGAAGATCGGGCACAAACTGAAAATACAAAGGGACGATTCAAGTATCCCTATGGGAAAGACGGAAAGGTCTATCGCTCCGCGCTGCGCTCTATCGCGTCCCGTGCAGCTCAACAAGGCCTCGAGGATCTTTCAAACTGGGCATCCGATCAGATCAAAGCGATCGATGCCAAAGGAGCAAACGTGGACAAGACAGAAGTTTTGAACTTCTTGAAGGTCAACAGCGGGATTCCGCTCGTTGAGCTTGCCGAAGTAATGGGCCAAAAAGCCCAGATTGTGACGGAAAATCACGTGAAGGCTCTCCAGGTTGTGGACGCGCTGGCCGCTGAGAAAATCACCGACCCCGTTTCCGAAATCAAGAGACTCCGCACCGAACTCGCATCCGTCGAAACCGTCCAGGTGAAAAACGCCTTGGATTCCGAATTCGGTGTCGCAAAGACCGAAAACGGTCAGGACATGAATCCCCTCCGCACTTACGCGGATCGCGTTCTCATGTCGGCTAAGCCTTCGGAACTCCCCGCCAAGATCGTGGAATTCAAGAAAGACCCGATCGCCTTGCGCCTTGCAGGCGAAAACATGGACGTGAACTCGAACCAGAACATTCTGGGTCGTGTCGAAAACAAAACGAGTCAAACTGTGAACGTGGATATTTCGAAAGAAACCACGCTCGTGCTCTAGGAGGGCAGTATGAACTTACTCGCAAGCTTGTTCGTCTCCATGGCCCTTCCGGCCAGTGAAGACACGACGGCCATCCGCCAGGGTTTCGTCAGTAAGGAACACGTCACGGGCGATGATCACATCGACATCGTGAACGCCGGTTCCGCAATCAACCAAGGGGATTTCGTCGCGCAGTATCCGTATTTCGGACTGGCTGACGAAGACATCGCGGCTTCGTCAGGGACCGGTACGATTCACGTCGGCCAGGTTTACAACGTCGGCGCCGCACGGATCGGAAGCGCTCAGACCTTCTACACGAAGTTCCAGGCGGTTTACTACGATCCCTCCGACGGCAAGTTCTACGAAGCAACCGACAGCGGTCGCTATCTCGTGGGCTACGTCCGCCAGCCTGGGACCGCGAGCCCCGCTGTTCCGACGTTCAGTTTCGAAGGTCTGCGAATCATCGGACCCGTCGACGAATCGACCTAAAAGGAAGGGTGAATAAATGATGAAGATTCTTGACAAACAGGCCCTTCTCGAAAAAAGGGTCGCAGAAAAAGCAACCATCCGGACGGAAGTTTTTGAAGGCGATTCCTTCAATACCTTCAACTCCGGCAATTTCCCCCAAGGAAACCCGGAAAAAGTTGCAAGTCGTGGTCGGTCCATTACCATGGGTTCACCCATTTGGGATGGAAGCGAAGGCCATGCCAAAATCTGGAACGCGATCGAAGAGGTTCAGAAGCGAATCCGCAAGAATCTCGACGGTCAAAAGCGCGTCATCAATGCGGCGATGCTCCCCGATGATCTCAATACGTTGATCGATCTCATCCGGATCGACATCACCCGCCGAACTCTCCAAGAGGCAGACTATACCGATATTGTCGGTATTGTTCGCAGCGATCCGTCTTTCAACAAGTCGGTTCGTCTCGACGAATTCCTGCCCTATGGTGCGGCCTTCACTGACATCTTTGGAAACAACGACGCTGTGAAGTTGCTCGAGCACAAGAGCGGAGCTACCGACGTCGTGAACATGGTTCTCCGAGCCGTCGGGGACAAGTCCAGCCTCCAGGAAGAGATTTTTTCTTCGATCTACAGCTTGCAGCGCGTCACAGACGCCGTTGCTCGCGGCTACACCGCCAAGAGAAACGATCTTAACGTCTTGGGCCGAATGGTTGCCAAAACAGCCGCAAGCGGCTGGCACGCAAACAACCAACAGGCCGCAGACACGACCAGCGGGGCCACGGAAGAGCAATTGCTTTACAACACACTGGTCTCCGCTCTCAAGTTGCTCTATTCGCTCAAAGATCCCCAGACCAATAAGGTGATCTCGACCCCGAGCGTGATTCTCGCGATTCCGAAGGGCACCGAATGGGCTTTTCAGCGCGTCATCAATGGCTTGTCCAACGGTGGCGTTGTCGGAAACTTCGCAGCCCTGACTCAGATCGCATCGATCATTCCCTATCAGGGTGACACCATTTACATGGGCAAAGAAACGTTCAACTATCCTGGCGTTGCCAGCGGTAAGGCGTATCTCTTCGTCCCTAAGGTCTCGAACTTCACTCTCGTGAAGCGCGGACTCACAATGGAAACCGGAATGGGGTCGGTCCTCGATCTCAGCCGCCAAGAGCGAGTCTGGTATTTCGTCCAGACCGAATACGACACCGAATTCTTCGGGAAGTCCGCCGGTCTGGCTGCGAATACCGGCTACGCTGTCGAAATCACTCTGCCCACACTGTAAAGATTTGCCGGGGTTTCGGCCCCGGCTTTTTGGAGTTCCAAATGGCCGTCACGTTTGACCAAATCAAAGAAGTTCGGCTCGCGCTCGATGATCCCGCTGGATTCATTGACCTTATTTCGGTCGATGCCGTCGGTGATCTTCCCGCCGTTGGCGCTCCTCAAACAGCTTACCTTGTCGTCACAGACAAAGTTTACAAGATGTGGGACGGCTCGGCCTGGCAGTTTGTCAGTCTTCGTATTTCTGACGCTAGGCTCACGACGTTCATCGATCAGCTCGGAGTCGAGCAAGCAATTCAGAAGGGTTACCTCGCGATCATGCAGAGACTCGGCAACGAACTCCAGATCGTCCGAAATTCCGACGGTGCGGAATCGACCGAGTTCGTGAGTCTCATGAACCTCTATAATTTTTACAAAAGTCTTCTCAAGGATGCCCAAACCGAACAGCCGACAAAAAACACGGGACGCTACGTCAAGACAAAACGTCCGTGCATCGCAGGGGGTAACCTCTGATGGACAACCGTCTCCTGCTCGACCAAGCCCGCCGCGGAATCAATGCTCAGATCCGGCAGAGCCCCACAACTGTTAGCCTCAAACGCAAGCGCAGGATCCCCGATGGTCTCGGAGGTTTGATGGATGATCCTTCCGACACGGGAACAGAGTTTTTCTTCCGTGTGAGAATCAGTCATGAACGCTCCGGAGTTCAAACCGAGCTACCGGTCCCCTCTGGTCAAGACACTTCGCTCTCGAAGTGGATGCTCTTTCCCTGGAATTTCGACATAAGGGAAGACGAGATCATCACCGACCAGGACCGCAGTTACAAAATCGGGAAAATAGACGCCCTACGCAAGTTTGAGGGCGTCATCGCTTTACAAGCTCCGCTTATCCCCGCGGGAACGATTTCGGACGGAATCGTCACTGGTGTCACGCTCGAAGATGGCCCGATCGATCTCTCGGTGTCCGACACCTATCAGCTCACCGCTGTCGTGACTCCCCTGGGCGCGATCAATCAAGACCTGACTTGGCAGAGTAGTGACGAGGACATCGCCACGGTTGACGCCGATGGCTTGGTGACAGCAGTTGGTCTCGGCTCCGCGACGATCACCGTCACAACAGTTGACCAATCCAAGACCGATACCGTCGTCATCGAGGTCGGAACGTGAGTGCCGCCGATGACGCCAAGCTTGTGGCGAAAAACATTCAACGAATTTGGAATGAAAAGAATGTTCCGGCTATCTTCGCCCTCGCTGAAAAACATAAGGCCGATGCGCTCGATGATTTTCATCAGCGGCAGGCCAGTGACGCTTTTTGGCAGAACAGAACCGGACAGGCCTACATCCGGGTTTTTGCACAGTCGTTCAAGAAGGTCAACGCCGTTGGGTTCTATATGGCCCACGGAGCGCCGTACGGTGTCTATCTCGAACTCGCGAATAACCGCCTTCATGAGGCACTGCGCCCGATTGTCGAAATCAACGGTCTGTTGTTTCTGGAAAGCGTAAAGGAGATGCTCAGATGATCGACGCCATTGTCAAGAAATTGAAAACAGGAAGCGTCAAAAACGTGGTGGCCTATCCATATGCCGTCCTTCCATCTCCGCCCTACGTGGTGGTTAAGGAAGAGCCTTCACCGGGGTTGAACCGTACGAACTACCGGATCATCCCGCATTTCTCAGCCGGTCAGATTTTTCCCCTGAGAAAGTACACGCGAAAGGAGACCTACGATCTCCTCAACGAACAGGTTCTCGTGAGCGCGGAGACCGGTGCAAAAAACCAGATCATGAGTTCAGGCGAAATTTCTGGCGCAATTGTAGAAAACGACGATAAAACGATTTCTTCCGAGAGACTGTTTTACGTCGCTGACATTTTCTGAAAAGGAGTAAATCATGTTAAGAGATGATGGAGCGGAATTCGAGTTTATGCCGAAGTTCGCACGAGTCCTCGTCAACAATTCCAACGGAAGTTTCCCCTCGGCGGCGTCATTGCTTTCCGGTGTGGGGCCTTTCGATTTTTCGTCCGCTGAGAGCGACGGTTCGGTTCCGGTCAAAGTCAAGATCGACAACGCCGACGAAATCGACGCCAATCTCGACCTCAGCGCGGCTTCCGACATCAGCGCCGTTACGGTGGCTGAACTCGTTACTGCCTGGGGCGCTGTGGCCACAGCGACGGGCATCACGGGATCGAGCGATACCGCAACGGGTCGGTTCAAGCTGGCAAAAACCAGTCTTGGATCGGCAAAGTATATGCAGGTCTGGGGAGAATTCGCCCGCCTGGCTGGCTTTGGCTACGGTTTCGGAAACCGGATCGTCAAGATCAACACCCAACAGTCGGTTGGCTACGAACCCGTTCAGGTCGACAGTGCCCGAATCGAGATCGTCGATTCCAACGGCTTGAAGTCCGCTGTTCTCACGGACGCCTATCGGACCGGCGCGACGATTGCCTTGGCCGATGCCGCAAGTGATCAGCTCCTCAAGGCGATTCTTACCGGAGGCGCATACGACGAAGTTACGGGCGTTCTCGAGGAAGCCCTGCCTTCGAGCATCAAGCCGACGTTCACGCTGGAATGGTTCTCGGCCAAGTATTCCAAAGACGACAACCAGGAAGCCAATCTGTTGGGCTATCTGAAGCGTCGCAGCCAGTCTTGCAAGGTGACCTCGGTTGCTGGCATCGCTGGCGATCGCAACGCGCAGCCCAAGACCTACACGATCGGTGTCACACCCTATCGTGATCCTGTGACCGGCGTCAGGACGACCGACACAACGGAGACACCGCTGACCGTCGAGGCCTACGAGGCTCTTGATGTTCTCAATGTTTAGAAAAAGAGCGCCTGCCCAGACTGAAGAGCAGGCGCTCTTCGACGCGAGCAATCCTATTTTGTTTCTCCCATTTTGCGGCGTGGTCAGACCATTCCGAATTCGGGAGTTGCAATCAACTCAGATCATGTCGATGGGGGACATCTCTCTCATCGAAACTTTTAGCGACAAGGTTCAGAAAAAAAAGACGCCTTCGATCGACGAACTCATTGCCTATTCTGAACGCCAGCACGGAATTTGCCGGTTGGCCATGGTGGCGCCGACCTACGATCAGGTGATTCACGCCGTCGCGCCCGAAACTGATTTCAAGGCGATCGAGAAAGAACTCCAGGACATCAAGAAACTGTTCCATCTCATCACCGATCCAATTGAAAAGAAAGATCTTCAGAAGATCTACAACCGGATCGAGCTTCAGTACAAGTTTATCCTCCCGGCTGACTTCATTTCATCGGTTATGGATTTTGCACTGAACATTACCAAGTCCAGAATCAAGGACGTTTCTGACAAGATGCTCACCCACTCTGCGATTCTCGCGATCCGGGGCCACGACAACCCGAGCGATCACATCGACACGAGTTTTTTCACCGAATTTCAGGTTCAAGACTTTAATAATCGGGCTTGGCTCGAATACGACAAATCGAAAAAGACAAAGAGCGGCTAATGTCAGATTTCTTGAATGCCGGAAGCATCGCCAGCGAAGTAAGAATCAGACTCGACAAACTCCAGTCAGACATCAACTCTACGATGGCGCAATTTACCGAATTCGGGAAAAAAATCGATAAGGTTTCGACCGACATCGGGACAAACGCCGGAAATAAAATGAAGGCCGGTTTCGACATCGCGAAAACCGCAGCCCTTGGGGCCTCGGCCGGGATCGTGTTCGCGTTCAAGTCGGTGATCGAGACCTTTGCCAAGACCGAACAGAGCCTCGCCAACGTCCAGGCTGTTACGGGTGCCAGTGCCGACGAGTTCGAAAAGCTCAAGATCGCGGCCAACGAGGCCGGAGCTCAGACCCGTTTCTCAGCGTCGCAAGCCGCTGACGCCCTGTATTTCTTGGGAAGCGCGGGCTTCAACGCACAGCAATCTATCGACGCCCTCAACGGAACTCTGCTCCTGGCGGGTGCCACGGGCTCAGATCTTGCCTTCAGTGCCGAAACCCTAACGAGTGTCATCTCTCAATACGGACTCGCCGCAAGCGATGCGGCTCGGGTCTCAAACGTCATGGCGGCGGCTATCGGTGCCAGCCAAGCAACGATTCAGAAGCTAGCCTCCGCCTTCCGACAAGTCGGCCCCGTAGCGGCCGGACTGAACATCTCCCTTGAGGAAACTACCGGAGCGTTGGAACTCCTATTCAATGCCGGATTCCAAGGCGAACAGGCGGGCACAGCTCTCCGGAACATTCTTGGAAGCCTGGCAAGTGAAACCGACCCCGTGACCAAGGCCTTGAAGGCCCTCGGGGTTTCCTTCGATCAGGTCAATCCGGCTGTAAATTCCCTTGGGCAGATTTTGGACAACCTTGGCAAGCGAGGTCTTTCGACAGGTGAGATCATCGGAGCCTTTGGCCGTGAAGTCGGTCCGGAGATCGTGACCCTCATCAAACAAGGTAAGGATGCTCTCGATAAGTACACTAAGGCCGTAACAGGGACCAATGCCGCCGCCGAGCAATACGCGATCCAGAACGACACCCTTGCGGGTTCGTTCGATCAGTTCACGAGCGCGACGGAAAACCTGACAAATAGCCTAACGGCGAAACTCACGCCAGCGATGCGAGGCGTCCTGGACTTCGGCGCCTGGATTCTCAATCTGATCTCTGGATTTCCGGCACCTATCCAGGCCCTCATTGCTGGCATCTTCGCTGCCGGTGCGGCTTTTGTGGCATTTGCCGCTGGAGCCAATG